AAGATCGGCTTCAAGACCCGTTACGGTCTGGTTGCTAACCCATTCGCTGAAGGAACCACCCAGGGTCTCGGAAGACTCAGAGTCAACTCTAACCGTTACTACAGAAGAGTTGCTGTTAAGAACCTCATGTGATTCATCACAAGAGATTTCAAGAGGACCTTCGGGTCCTCTTTTTTTATGCCTACATCTAAATACTTAAAAAAGATATAATGGCACAACCCTTAACTTCACAAATTAACGATAGAAATTTTCTTCAAGCCACAGGGTTTAGTTTTTCTATTCAAAGGGCACCTAAAGTCACATACTTTGGAAATGCTGTAAATGTTCCAGGGGTATCATTGGGTGTTGCAACTCAACCCACCTACTTGAAAGACATTCCACTTGTAGGAGACAAGATGGAATTCAATGATTTGAAATTGAGATTTTTAATTGACCAAAACTTAGAAAATTATAGAGAAATACAAAATTGGATGAGGGGTATTGGATACCCAGAAAGTTTAGATCAGATATACAGTTTTCAGGATGATGGACCAGTTAGAAATGGTGGTCAACTGAATCTGTATTCAGACGGAACACTTCAGATTTTGAGTTCGATCAACAGACCATTGTTTTCGGTCAGTTTCAAAGATATGTTCCCAATAGAATTGTCTGATATCAATTTTGATGCGACCGTATCAGAAACCGAATATTTGACAGCAGATGTCACTTTCAAGTATTCTATCTACAATATAGATACTGTCGATTGTTGCTAATGATTGATTTGCCTGGACTCCAAGAAATGTGGGAAAAGGATTCAAAAATCGATATTGATAACCTCCATACCGAATCTTTGAACATTCCCATACTTCATGCTAAATATTATGACATGTACAATACACTACTTCTTTTAAGAAAGAAGGCTGAACAACAAAGAAAAAACATTCGTCACGAACGTTATGAATACTTTTCAGGTAAAGCAGATCCAGATATTTACATTGAGAATCCCTTTCCTAAAAAAATTAGGGATAAAGAAACTATGCAAAAATATTTGGACGCAGATGAAAAACTCTCAGGAGTTTCGTTAAAAATTGATTACTATGATGTGATGTTAAATTACATCGAAGAAATCTTGAAACAAATTTCAAATAGAACATATCAAATTAAGAACAGCATAGAATTCATGAGATTTTCATCTGGGCTTGGATAATAAATAGTCCAGATAAAGATTTATTATGGCTGATTTGAGGATTGAAAAAGTCAATGAAGTCTATTTAAAAATTACAACGGAACCTCATATTGAATATGAACTAAGAGATAGGTTCACATTTGAGGTTCCAAATAAAAAATTTATGCCCCAATATAGAAGTAAGTATTGGGATGGATATGTTCATCTTTTTAATATGAAGACCAAGAGGATATACGTAGGTCTTCTTGATAAGATTGTAGCATTCTGTGAGCAATCTGGTTATAGTTATATATTTGAAAATAATAAATTTTATGGTCTACCATTCGAAGTCAATGAGATGGTCTCATTGGGTGGTGTTAAAGACTATATGAAATCAATTACTCATTTTGAACCAAGGGACTATCAAATCGATGCGGTTCATGATGCGTTAAAATACAATAGAAAATTACTTATCTCACCAACAGCATCTGGTAAGTCATTTATGATTTACACTATTGTGAGATATTTTGTTGCAAAAAATAAAAAAATTCTTTTAGTTGTTCCTACGACATCATTGGTAGAACAAATGTTTAAAGACTTTTGTGACTATGGGTGGGATGCAGAAAATCATTGTCACAGAATCTATGCTGGAAGAGAAAGAGTAAATACAAATGATGTAACTATTACGACTTGGCAATCTGTTTATCAATTAGATAGAAAGTTTTTTGAAGAGTATGATGTAGTCATTGGAGATGAAGCACATCTATTCAAAAGTAAGTCTCTAATCGGTATTATGGACAAATTACATCATGCTAAGTATAGGTATGGGTTCACAGGAACTTTAGACGGTACACAGACCCATAAATGGGTCTTAGAGGGATTGTTTGGTCCATCATATAAAGTCACTCAAACAAAGAAATTAATTGATGAAGGTCATTTGGCAACACTTGATATTCAATGTCTTGTTTTAAAATATAAACCAAAGAAGTTTGATACTTATGAGGATGAGATTCAACACCTAATTAGTCATAAGAGAAGAAATACTTTTATTACAAATCTTGTCAATGATTTGGATGGAAATAGTCTTATTTTATACAGCAGAGTTGAAACTCATGGTGCCATTCTTTTTGAAGAGATAAATAAAAAGGTCAAGGAAGGAAGAAGAGTCTTCTTTATCCACGGTGGTATCGATGCTGAAGATAGAGAAAAAGTAAGAGAAATTACTGAGAAAGAAAGCGATGCAATTATTGTTGCATCTTACGGAACCTTCAGTACAGGTATTAATATTAAAAATCTACACAATGTAATATTTGCCTCTCCATCCAAATCTCGTATTCGCAATTTGCAGAGTATTGGTAGAGTCCTTAGAAAAGGCAAAAACAAAATGAAAGCAAAACTGTATGATATAGCAGACGATTTTACAATTGGGTCAAGAAAAAATTATACACTGAATCATTTTATTGAGAGAGTGAAAATTTATGTTCAAGAACAATTCAACTATGACATTATATCAATCAACATAAAAGACTAGAAAAGGAGGATGTTTGATGGGCATCGAAGACGACTTTTTTGCAACAATCAAACTTAAGTGTGGAGATGAAATATTTGCAAAAGTAGCAGCATCTGATGAAGGAGATAGAACAATGCTTCTTCTTTCAAATCCGATTGTTGTAGAAGAAGTTAAAACCAGAGGTAATCATTATGGATACAAATTAGAACCCTGGTTAAAAACATCTGATGAAGATTTATTTGTTTTGAATCTGGATGATGTTCTTACAATGTCTGAATCAGAAAATATTGAAATGATCTTGTATTATCAAGAGTACGTAAGAAAGCTTAATAAAACCAACTATTCAAAACTGGATAGAAAAATGGGTTATCTCTCTAGTGTCAATGATGCAAAAGAGGTCTTAGAGAAGCTTTATAATAATAGCTAAGTAATACTTATAGCTTATCTTTCATCCTGGACAAGCCTAGTCTACTGGGTATTTGGGCATCTGTCAACACTTGTCATTGAGTGCTTTGTTTGATATAATGATATGAATCAAATAACTTTGACTAATAAAATTGTCTAATAAGAATTATCTATGCCAAGACCAAAGAGTACAGAACACTACGTAAACAATAAAGAGTTTTTAAACGCATTGGAGAACTACTTTGCAAAAGTAGAAAAGGCAAAACTCAATGATCAACCAAAACCAGAAATTCCTAGGTATATTGGTGAATGTTTTCTTAAGATTGCCAATCACTTATCATACAAACCAAACTTTGTGAACTACATGTTCAAAGATGATATGATTTGTGATGGTATTGAAAATTGTGTGAGGTATATTCACAACTTCAATCCTGAGAAATCTAAGAATCCTTTTGCGTATTTTACTCAGATCATCTACTATGCTTTCTTGAGAAGAATCTCCCAAGAGAAAAAACAGTTGGAGATTAAAAATAAGATTCTTGAGAAAACTGACTTCGATGAAGTCTTTGATGCTAATGATCTTGACAGCGGAAATTATTCCGACTACAATTCAATCAAGGATGCAGTCCATCAAAAATTGAGATACTCTTGAGAATAAGATGCTTGTAGGATGTATTACAGATACTCATTATGGATGTAGAAAAGGATCCCAACTTTTCCATGACTATTTTGAAGAGTTTTATAAGAACGTATTTTTTCCTACACTAGATGAAAAGAATATCAAAACTGTCATTCACATGGGTGATGCTTTTGATAGTAGGAAAGGTATTGAATTCAAATCTTTAAAGTGGGCTAAAAGAGTTGTATTTGATCCTCTGAAAGAAAGAGGTATCACCTTACATCTTATGGTGGGTAATCATGATGCTTACTACAAAAACACTAATTCTATCAATGCAGTAGATCTGCTTCTTAAAGAATACGACAATATACACGTTTATTCTGAACCAACTGAAGTCAAAGTTGACAAATTAAAAATATTATTCATTCCCTGGATTAATCAAGAAAATGAAAACCAAACTATTAAACTTATTCAAAAGACATCTTGCACGTGTGCGATGGGGCACCTTGAACTCCAAGGATTTAGAGTTAATCGACAAATCGTCATGGATCACGGTTTGGAGAGCAAACTATTTGAGAAGTTCGAACGTGTCTACTCTGGACACTATCACACTCGGTCAAATGATGGAAAAATCTTCTATCTAGGTAATCCTTATGAAATGTTCTGGAATGATGTAAATGACTCCAGAGGATTTCATATTTTTGATACTGAGACACTAGAACATACACCAATCAATAATCCTTTTAGACTTTTTTATAATATCTACTACGAAGACACAGATTATCAACTTTTTGATACTACTGAATATAAAAATAAAATTGTTAAAGTCATCGTAAAAGAAAAAACAGATATTAAAAAGTTTGAAAAATTTATTGATAAGTTATATTCTGCTGGTGTTGCTGATTTAAAAATCGTTGAAAACTTCCAGTTAATCGAATCACAAGAATTTGAAGCAGAAGAATCTGAAGATACAATGTCTATTCTGAATAGATACATTGAGGAATCTGATACTGATCTGAATAAAACACTTATTCAATCACTAATCAAAGAAATCTACCAAGAGGCTTGTGAGGCAGTATAATGTACATTCTTGCTGTTGCTGGAAGAGAAAAAGAAGGTGCATACTCTGTTCTTGATGACGAGGGTGAACAGGTGCTTTGTATCTTTGAAGAAGAAGACGATGCCATTAGATACTCACTTCAACTTCAAGATCTTAACTATCCAGAAATGAATGTACTTGAAATTGAAGATGAAATAATGATTAAAACTTGTGAAATGCACGATCATCGATATACTATCATTACACCTAATGATATCGTAATTCCTCCTGACAAAGAATATGATAACCTTTAAAAAGATTTCTTGGCAAAACTTTCTCTCAACAGGCAATCATAAAACTGAAATTAAATTAAATGAGAAGTCTACCACTCTCATTGTGGGTACGAATGGTGCGGGTAAGTCCACTATTCTAGATGCATTGACTTTTGTTCTTTATGGGAAGTCATTTAGGAAAATTAATAAGACGCAGTTAATTAACAGCACCAACGAAAAAAATTGTTTTGTTGACATTGAGTTCAGTGTCAACTCTACAGAGTGGAAAATTGAAAGAGGAATTAAACCAAATATCTTTAAAATTTATAGAAATGGTGAAGAGTTAGATCAGTCACACTCTGTTGTTGATCAACAGAAGTGGTTGGAACAGAATGTGTTGAAGATGAACTATAAATCATTTACACAGATTGTGATCTTAGGTTCTTCTACCTTTGTCCCATTCATGCAACTTCCAACTTCAAGTCGCAGAGAAGTTGTTGAGGATCTATTGGATATTAAGATTTTTTCGTCTATGAATGATACGATTAAGTCTAGAATTAGACTGATAAGAGACGATGTAAAGACTTTGGATTTGAAAAAAGAGTCTCTCAAAGATAAAGTTGAGATGCAGAAAAACTTTATCACTCAAATCGAAAGTCAAGGTAAGAAGAGTATTCAGGATAAGATTGATTCAATTTCTGAGTTGGATAAAGAAATTGAAAAGTATGATAGTGGTAATATTATCTTAAACGAAACCGTAGATGCGAAACAAAAAGAACTTGAGTCATACATTGGTGCCTCTACTAAACTCAAGGAGATGGGTAGTATTAAGGGTAAACTCACTCAAAAAATTACTACAATTGTAAAGGAACATAAATTTTTCAGTGAAAATACGGTTTGTCCCACCTGTGAACAAGATATTGAGGAAGACTTTCGTGTAAATAGAATTAGGGATTCTCAAGATAAAGCTGAAGAGTTGCAGAAAGGATTTAAAGATCTCCAGGAAGCAATTAAAGAGGAAGAGTTGAGAGAGTCCCAATTCAATAAAACATCGGGAGAAATTAGTAAGTTACTCAATGAGATTAATTCAAACAATACTAGCATATCTGGGATTCAGAGGCAGATCAGAAGACTGGAATCAGAAATTCAAACTATTACCAGTCAGATCGAAAATAGAAATACTGAACATGAGAAGTTAGAAGAGTTTAGAAAAAAGCTTGAAAATACTTATGAGGAACTTGCAAATAAGAAGGATGATATCTCCTATCACGATTTCATTTATAACCTTCTGAAGGATGGTGGTGTAAAGGCTAAGATCATCAAAAAATACTTACCACTTATCAATCAGCAAGTGAATAAGTATTTGCAGATGATGGACTTTTATATCAACTTTAAACTTGATGAAGAGTTTAATGAAACGATTGAATCTCCAATTCATGAAGACTTTTCTTATGCATCTTTTAGTGAAGGTGAAAAGATGAGAATTGACTTGTCTCTCTTGTTTACATGGAGAGAAATTGCAAGAGTTAAAAACTCTGTCAATACTAATCTCTTGATTATGGATGAAGTCTTTGATTCTTCTTTGGATGGTTTCGGTACAGACGAATTCTTAAAGATTATTAGATTTGTCATCAAGGATGCAAATGTCTTTGTTATTAGTCACAAGAGTGGTATGGAAGATAAATTTAGTGAAGTAATTCAATTCGAGAAGATTAAAGGATTTTCGAGAAAAGTATCCTAGGGTATCTAAATATCTAAAAAAAGGTGTGGTATGCTTTCTACACAATATAGACTCCGGCTTGAAAACATCTGTAAAAAGATTGTTGGGGGAGAAGAAGTCGGGTTGGATGATATGATTTGGGCAGACAAACTTGCTAAGGCAAATAGATCTGCTGCTTCTATGTTGAGACAAGCTCGTAGAAGAGCAATGAATCCAGAAATGGAGGAAGGTAGTCTCGATGATTTTATGAATAAGATGGACATTGGAGATCCTGATCCATCTAATCACAGAACGGGTTTCCAAAGTGCCGATGAGATTGTAGAATGGTTTCGACAAGACAAGAGCGACGACTGGAGGCAACGTGACTAACGTCCCGAACTGGCAACACCACAGTAAAAAAGAACAGAAACGTCATCTCAAACCTCAAGCAATGAGGGCGAGACGTGAAGCTTTGAGACACTTTAAAAGGTGTCACACCAAAACCTCCGACAAACGTCGGGGGTCTTATTATATGCATATCTGAGAGAAACTCATGCCTGTAAACTACGAAATCAAATCTCAACTTGCTAAACTGCTTGCCACGGAAGATTTGATCGTGGAGAACAGGAATATTGAAACTGCTCAATTTGATGTTGAGAGGAGAATTCTTACTCTTCCGATGTGGAAAAGGGCAACTGAGAGTGTCTATGACATGCTTGTCGGTCATGAAGTTGGTCATGCATTATATACTCCAAATGATTGGTCATTCGAAGGTAAGATACCCAAACAGTTTGTTAATGTGGTAGAAGATGCTCGTATCGAACGGATGATGAAACGTCGTTATCCTGGTTTGACTAAGAGTTTTTATGCTGGTTATAAGGAATTGTCTGACAATGATTTCTTTGAACTTGATGATGTAGACATCAGTGAAATGAATCTCGCTGATCGTATCAATATCTATTATAAGATCGGTAATTTTGTTGATGTTCCTTTCAGTGATGAAGAGAAAAAATATGTAAAGATGGTTGGTGAGACCGAAACTTTTGCTGATGTTATTCTTGTTTCGGAACTTATTTACAAGTATTGTAAAGAAACTAAAAATCAAGAAGAAAATGATGAACCAGAGGTGAACAGTTCCAACCAATCTGGTGATCATGGAGAAGAAACTCCTGATGATGGTCTGTCTGGTGGTAGTGAAAAGAAACCTAGTGAAAATCAACAAAACAACGAAAGTGAACCAGAAGTAACAACTGATTCTCTATTTGAGGAGAAGTCACAGGAATTGAATGGTAATATTGATAATGACGCTACTACTGGTTATTATGAAATTCCAAATGTTTATCTTGATAAAGTAATCGTATCAAATAGTACTATTCATGGTGAGTTGAATGAGTCTTGGATCAATCAACTTAAAGTTATGGAATTTAATGGTGTTAAACATCAAGCAGATTTTACCGTTGTTGATAAAGAATTTAAGAATTTGAAAGTATCTTCTCAAAAAGAAGTTAACTATCTTGTGAAGGAATTTGAATGTAAGAAGTCTGCCGATGTTTATTCACGTAGTAGTGTGTCTAAAACTGGTGTTCTTGACTGTACGAAACTTCACACTTACAAATATAATGAAGATCTTTTCCGTAAGGTTTCTGTAATTCCCGATGGTAAGAATCATGGTTTGATTTTCATTCTTGATTGGTCTGGTTCAATGCAACATTGTATGTTAGATACTATCAAACAACTTTTCAATCTTGTTTGGTTCTGTAATAAAGTCAAAATTCCTTTCGATGTTTATGCATTTACAAACACTTATATTAACGATAGGAATGATTATTTGATCGAACTTCAAGAAGAGAAAGTTGGTACATTTTGGTTAGGAGATGATTTTCGTCTGTTGAATATTCTCACCAGTAAAGTGAAGACTAAAGATCTTGATAGTCAGATGTTGTCTCTATGGAGGATTTGTTACTCCATGAATAATTACACTAATTACTCCTATCCAGCCAAATTCAGTCTTTCTGGAACACCTCTTCATGAAGCTATTGTTTGTCTTCATCAGATCATTCCAGAATTTCAAAAAAGGACTGGTATTCAGAAACTACAGTGTGTGATTCTGACTGATGGTGAAGCCAACCCATTGCCCGTTTATACAAGTTATAATTACAACGGACTTAATAAAATTGGCCATCGTCATATTCGTCCTAAGAGTTCTTATCTTCGTAATCGTAAAACAGGACACACCTATCAATTTGATTATGAGTATTATAAGTTCACCGATGTACTTTTGAATGACTTGAAACAAACTTTTCCAAATACTAATTTTATTGGAATTCGTCTTTCTAATTCTAGAGAAATGAATAACTTTATAAAAAGGTATGTTACTCTGAATGAACAACAAGTGAAAAAGATGAAGAAAGAAAAGTTCTTTAACATCAAAGATTCTGGATATGATTCATTCTTTGCAATGAATAGTAATAATCTTTTTAATGAGGTAGAATTTGATGTTGAAGAAGGTGCAACTAAAGCAAAAATCAAATCAGCATTTGCTAAAAATCTCAAATCAAAATCCTTGAATAAAAAAGTTTTGAGTGAGTTTGTTGATTTGATCTGTTAACCACTTTTACGACTGTCCTCATCTGAGGTCAGAACCACTAATCGCCCATTAGAATTAATCCATTGAAACCAAACCCAATGTCAATCTCCACAGAATACATCATCACTTCTCTCCAAGCACTCTATGGTGATAATATTACTTCGGCTGATCTTCGTGCATGGTGTAATATCAATGGGACCACTTATCCAACAGTATCTAAAAAACTTGATGACTACAAAGTTGGTCGTGGTAAGTGGAATCTAACCATTACTGAAAAACTAGAACAAACCTATCAAGCTCCTTCTGTACTTCCTCCAATCGAACAAAACCTTATTCCTCGTAAAGATGATTCCTTCGTCAAGTTTGGCAATTTTGGTGACATTAAGAAAATTATTGAATCCCGTCTTTTCTATCCAACGTTTATTACT